GCAAACCCCTGGCGCGAAGATATTCGCGGAGTACCTGTCCAACAACGGCGGGCTCAACTCTGCGGACACGCCTTTTGCTGTTAGAGACGACCAGGCCACCGGCGGCTACAACTACGACTACACCAAGCTCGGCGGCTTCCAGAAAAGCCTTTGCCCGCTCGCCATCAACGCGGCGGCCGACGCCCAGCTTCGCACCCTTGGCCTCGGCCTGCGTAACACCAAGGGCTCTACCAAGAGCATCATCCGGGCCGCCGGCACCAAGCTACAGGTGATGGATCTTGGCGGCTCCTTCACGAATCTCGCCGAAGACACGGCCGCCGCCGGCACTGACTTCCTCGCCTCTGGTTCCACGCAGCCGGTGGTGAACGCCATGTTCATCACGCCCTCCACCGACGTGCTCTGGCACGCGGGAGGCGGCATGTCCCGCCCTTATGGTGTCCTGTCCTGCCAGCAGGCGAGCAACGCCACGCTGAAGGCCCAGGGCTTGACGTTTACCGCTGTAGCCACTGACACCACGGGGAACAGCATCTCTGTTGCCTTCGTAGGCGGCGCTGCTGCCGGCAGTGAGACGGTTGCGGTGAGCGGCACGACCATCACGGTCGGCATCCAGTCAGGCACGAGCACCACGGCGCAAGTGGCGAATGCCATCCTCTCTTCGTCCGCTGCCTCTGCCCTCGTCTCGGTCTCTTTCTCGGCATCCTCTCCTGTGTCTGTGATGTCTGCTTCGTCCCTCACGGGCGGCGGGGCTACTTACCCGGTTCAAACGCTCGTGTCGAAGAACGGCGTCGACGCCCCTACCGGCAGCCTGTCTGCGACGGAGACGACGACCAGCAACGGCCAATGGGCCGCCGCCGGCACCTACTACTACGGTGTGGCCTACCGGAAGAAGACCACCGGCGCCCTCAGTAACGTGGCCCTCGACATCGAAGCCACTGTGACGGACACGACTGGTGTACAGACCATATCTCTCTCCGGCCTCACCAACCTCGACGCCACTAAGTACGACGCCATCTACCTGTTCCGCAGCGCGCTCAACGGGTCTTCCGGCTTCACCGCGGGCGACCTAGTAGCAATTCTGGACCCGACTACCACCAGCTTCGTTGACCAGGGCTACGACCTTGCTGGCGCTCAGAACATTGCTCGAGCCGGTAACATCGTCCTCGATAACAGCACGCTCCCTGCCGGCACCTACAACAGCCTCGTTGCCTGGAAACGTCGCCTCGTCACCGCCTCCGGCAGCACGGTCACTATTTCAGACATCAACAAGCCGGAGAGCTGGCCGCTCACCAACACCATCATCATCCCTTCGGGCGGCGCCATTACGGGCCTCGCTGTCGTGAGCTTCACGCCCGACGCCGTGAACACGGACGAGTTTCTGGTGGTGTTCAAAGAGTCGGAATGCTGGATCATCACCGGCACTTCGCCCGATGACTGGGCGCTCAAATACGTCGATAGCTGCGGCACCCTTAGCCAAACGCTCGCTGTCTCTGCTAGCGGGTACCTGTTCTTCGTGGACAACCGCGGCTGCTACCTCTGGGACGGCACCGGCAAGCCCATCTACATCAGCCGCCCCATCGAAGACCTGTGGGGCCAGAACGGGAAGCTGGACCGCTCCAAGCTCGCCATGGGCTCCGGCGTGTTCTTCAAGCGCCAGAACCAAATCGTGTGGTTCCTGTCGCACGACGACGTGGGCGAGCAGGTGTTTCTCCTCAAGCTTGACCTGCGCCGTACGCTGCCCCAGCTCAAGGCCATCCTCGGCGAGCGCGTCGTTGACGGCTGCTTTCTGCCCGGAAAAGTGGCTAACCCGGTGTACGCCTCGGCCTCGTTCGTCTATCCCACGGCCTCGAACCAGGAACACGTTCTCCTGACCGGCGATGGTGCCGGATACGTTTACCGCCAGTTCTACTCCACTGCCGGCGTCGGCGCGAATGACTACGACTTCTCCTACGTCACCAAGTCTCTCGACATGGGCAAGCCCAGCCTCGTCAAGCAGTTTTACCAAGTGGTGGTGTGGGTAGAGAACCTTGGCAACTGGCCCCTCACCCTCGACTACTGGACCGAGTGGCGCGCCGGGGACACCGATTGCAACACTATCCCGCAAACCGTGAACGCGAACACGGACGGCACCATCGCGCTGTGGGACATCGCCAAGTGGGACCAAGCCAAGTGGGACAGCTACGTCAGCAAGCCCCGCCGTCTCGTCTTCAACCTCAACGCCGCCCCGTACAACAACAACCAGGGCGAAGTGCTCAGGCTGCGCTTCCGCAACCAGAACAGTGACCAACCCATTTCTGTCTACGGCTTCGGCGTCTACTACGCCGACATGAGCAGCCGCTCCTAAGGATATTTCCGATGCCCGCTCCCTCGACATGTACTGTCTCTGGCGTCCTCTATGGACCCGGCGCCGCCGCGCTTCAAGGCGTCGTCATCAAAGCCTACATCACGTCGGCCTTCACGGACAGCAACGGCAACTACATCCCGTCCGGTGTCATAGCTAGCACCACGAGTGCCAGTGACGGCACCTGGAGCCTCGCCGTCATCCAGACGCAGGGTCTCGGCCACTCCATCACGTTTCAGTTTGAGTACCCGCTCGGCAACAACCAAAGCCGCAGCGTAAAATACCCCGCCGTCATTCCGGCCACTTCGACGGCCAACTTTGCCGACCTCGTGAGCCTTAGCTCCGGCACGGCCGCGCTTTCCGCGGCCCCCACTACCGACGCTCTGCCTGAAGGCGCTACCAACCTCTACTACACCGACGCTCGTGCTCGAGCCGCGCTCAGTGCTTCGTCCCCACTCACGTACGACAGCTCTACCGGCGTGCTGTCGATGCCTAGTCTCAACACGGACAACGTCACCGAAGGCTCCAACCTCTATTTCACTGATGCCCGCGCTGACGCCCGTATTTCTGCACAAAGAGGCGCAGCGAGTGGCGTTGCTTCCCTCGACTCCGGGGGCAAGGTTCCGCTGACTCAGCTCCCTGCTTCGCTCATGGAGTACCAGGGAACGTGGGACGCGTCGACGAACAGCCCGACGTTGGCTGACGGAACCGGCACCTCCGGCTTCTTCTACCGAGTGAACGTCGCCGGCACCCAAGACCTTGGCAGCGGCTCGCAGACTTTCGTTGTCGGCGACTGGGTCATGTACAACGGCACCGTTTGGCAACTTGCCCACGCCGGAGCCGATCTTGTCATCTCAGTCGCCGGTAAGACTGGCGCCGTCACGCTCTCGGCGTCGGACGTCGGTGCTCTGGCCACGTCGAACAATCTGTCTGATCTAGCCAGCGCGTCGTCTGCTCGCTCCAACTTGGGGCTCGGCACTATTGCGACTAAAGCGGCCACCTCCGGCAGCGCGGTTCAGAAGGCTGATGGCTCTGGTGGTCTGACCGCTGCCACGGCCGGCACGGATTACCAAGTGCCTATTACGTCTGGAGACGGCACAACGTCAGGTGGAGAGCTTACGCTAGCGACCGTCAACAGCGACGTAGGAAGCTTCACTAATGCAAGTGTCACAGTCGATGCAAAAGGTAGAGTAACGGCGGCAAGCAGTGGGACCGGAAGTGCCACTGTAGTACCAACAGTTCAAAAATTCACGGCGACGGGCACAACCGTTGGCTATGTTTTTACTGTGACAAGCGCTAACGCTACATCTGGCGCAACGTACACTAACAACAGCAATACCTACACCGTTGTAGGAACCATCTCCTCAGGAACCGTTCTTTTCTGTACTGGTACTAGCGCGCCTACAAGTAGCGGCACGTTGACAAAAGCGAGCGGCACCGGAGATGCAACGATCACGTTTTCCGCTACACAAGCGCTTGCTACTTATACCCGCCCGACTGGTCCTACGCCTGCGTACCTCCGCGTTCGCATGGCTGGTGGTGGTGGTGGTGGTGGTGACTCCGCTTCAAACGGAGTTAGCGGTCTGCAATCTGTGTTCGGCACCAATATGCTCCTCGCAGGTGGAGGATCAAATGGTGGAAACGGCGGCGATCATGGTGGCGCTGGTGGCACCGCAACTGTTATCGGTCTGACCAATTATTTAACCGT